AGGTGCAGATCCACTAGCTCCTGTCGGTTTAGGTGTAGATCCACTAGCTCCTGTCGGTTTAGGTGCTGGTACACCTTTCATACCTTTAGCGATTTCATCAACACTACTAGTAGTAGATGAAATTGTTTTTGTAACTGCTGTTTTAACAGAATTTAAAACTGTTTTAATCTTGGATCCAAATGCAGACATCCTTTCGGTTAATGTTTCGATAGCTTTTGAACCTAAATTTTTCGCCAGACCCGCAGCTTTAGCTCCAACACTTTTAATACCCGATGTTATTTTACTTGCTACTTTGCTAAACAACGCTTTAGACTTAGTTTTAAATTTATCTATATTTTTTGTTATAGTGTTTTGAAGATTTTTAGGTACGATTTTTTTGAAAGCATCTTTCATTTTAGTGAAACTCTTAGATATCCGACCTTTTAATTTTGTAATCTGTTTTCCTGCTCCTTGTAAACCTTTTATTAAACCAGGTATATTTTCTAGTTTAAAGTTTTTTATTATAGCATATGTTGCAGCTGCTGCTGCTAACCAACCTAATACTTTCATCCCACTTTTACTCTTTTCAGGTTTATCACCACCATCAGCAACTTCTTGTACTTGTTTGCTACCGAGAACACCTGCTAAATCATTTAACGCTTCTTTAGTAAAGTCGGAAATAATTACCGTTTTAGGCTTTTCAACTGTCTTAACAATGGTTTTATCCACTGCATCTGCTTTAACTATAGTAGTGGGTTGGGTAGTCTTCTGTTTAGTGTTAACTGTTTGCGGTGTAACTGTTTTAGTACTAGCTATAACAATAGAATCTATTTTATTATCTAACTCCTTAATTTTATCTACCACTTTGGAGTTTACTTTTGTTAAAAGTAGTAGTGATTCGGCTAAAGTATCCATATGTTAAAATTTAAAGGGGTTTAAAGTTTTGAGTAAATCAGGTATATTCAAATATAAATTAGATTGTATTTCATATTTATCATATACCCATGTTGTATCGATAGTTTTTACTATATCAGAGGTACTATAGTTAGCATCTCTAGTTGAAGTTTGAACAGGTACCACATTATAAAATCTCCACGTTTTTCTAGGAATTTGGGACAAACCTGCATCGCTTTTTGCATATTGTACAATTGTTATGTTAGTCTTAGCATTTTTAAGAGCTTCAACCGGGTCTGATAAATCTCTTGCAACGTAACCGTAATGACTTGCAAGTATTACCCATGGTCGGATAACAAAATCATTAAATGATGTATTTGTTTCTCTAAATTCTAAAGTTAATGTATTATTTGCAAAAGCTTTTCTATCCTTTAATATTGTACCAGTTATAAACCCTCGATTATTTGGTATATCAGCAGTCCCATAATCTAACTCCTCACCAGCTATATTAAAACCAGTGGAAAATATACAACCTACCATTCCTTGATTTTTAAAATTTGTAATTACACCTTTCGGTAGATTAATATCAAAACCTGTACTCTGTACTATAGGTTCGAGATTCTGAATAACGTTAGTTGAAACACCTTGCGGGAAGCTATCAAACAACACGATAAATTGAGTATCTAAAGGTATAGTGTTAGACCACTGACTTAGGCTTTCTATAAAGTTATCCCTATAGCTAACTAAAGGTACAAAGGGTAAGTTAGTACCTAATAAAGATAGACCTGGTTGTGATACCGAACCTCCAAATAAATTATTTGCTTTATTAGAGATTCCTTGAATAGCATTATTTACTGAATTTAATATACCAGGCATATACTTATATTTATACATAGACAACCCGGATTAAGAATATAAACTCTCAATCCGGGTGTAATACTTTTTTACTTAACTTCTCTGTCTAAAATAGTGATACGATAATGTTACATCAAACTTCTGTTCTGTACCAGCTGCAGTTACATCAAAGCTCATTGGACCTACTGATTTAATTGCACAACCAACTAACTGGTATTGATCTACTTTATTCATTTCTTTATCTAAAAGAACAAGATCAATAACTGAATCAGCAGTAGGTGTGAAATAATTACCTGTTGAATCAGCATCATCAAAAGTATCTGCAACCACTTGAAGAAATTTATTTCTTAAATCATACTTTTCATCACAACGGAAATTAATTTGATATGCATCACTACCATCATATTGAACATTACCTGGTACGTTGAAGTTTAAACCCATATAAGGTACTGGGATTGTTGTAATACTTTTACCAGGCAAAGTTGCTGTTGTAGCATATACCATATCACTCTCTTCAAAAGAAACATCAGTACCGCCTAAGCTAATATCTAATACTCTAAAAAGGTTAGTTCTTGCAAAGTCTTTAACTTGCGCTTGTGTGTAAAAATCTTGTATTGTTTGTCTAACGTCAGCCATATAATTATTTATTCAAATAAACGTCGTTTTTCTGCAATAAAATTATTTTATTATATTAATCTTAAACAGGAATAGCTGGAGATGTTGGAATATTACCATACCAACCACCACCATCAGGTTCTAACCAAGTCACCACTCTACCATCCCCTCTTAAACATATATCAGCACCGGAAATTACAATTGCACTAGCAGTAGGGTTAAATATAGATACTTCAATTATATTTTTTGCAACCACATATGCTGTGGCTTGTAAGCCTTTCCATGTATTATTCGCTGGAATATATGAACTTATATTCGCATACGCGGTAGAAAACCCATCAGCTGATAAAGGACCATATACAAATGTAGGTATTTCATATTTATAAATTATATTACCCATACTTGCAATTGTAAAATTTAACCGTGCTGCAGCTAAATATCTAAACGAATCTAATGCATGTTCATATCTATAATCGTTAGTTGATACTGTTTCCTGTAAAGTGTAGAAAGATGTTAAACTCGGGGTTTCTGATTGAAGTGTAAAAATGCGTTGTGTATTTACTAAAATATCGTTCTCAGCTGATAACAATCGGGTAATATTATTGGCTATAACTACCGAATTTGTTTCAACATCTCCAGATAATATATTTACATTGGTTCCTAACGCGTTTAAATCTGATATATTAGCTTTTAAATCTACATCAGCTTGACTAGCTTTTGTTAATACCGATGCTGATACTTCATCGACACGTGTATTAGTTGCATTTAGATCAGATATTGATGCATTACCGTCAATATAACCTGATAAGGCTACTATATCACCAGTGTTTTTAGTTATTTGACCTGCATATACTGCAACGTTAGATTCAAGTGTATTTAAGCTATTATTAGTCGCATTTAAATCTTCTTGGTTTGCTTTCGTTAATTGAGTTACAGATAAATTAGCCACATCTGTAATGAGACCATTAATATAAGGTATATCAATACTATCTAAATAAGCACTTAACGAATCAATAGTATTTGTAACTAAATTCTGATATGTTATTTTATTTGACGAATCTCGCGTTACATCAACAATGTATAAAACATCATCACTGTTAGGTGTTGTTAAGTTTGGTAAATCTGTAAGTCTACTATCAGCCATAATAATATTTATTTACATTGCACTGTATTTAAACATAAAAAACCCTCTTTCTACCAGAAAGAGGGTTTTTGCTATACTATTTTAAGATTCTAAATTAGTTCGTTGAAATTTGCACCTGTTCTAGTAGCGTAGAAATTCACTAAGATGAATTCAGCTGCTCTAACTGGCTTGAGGTAAATATCAATTACCATTTCATTTTGATCAATAACATCAGGTGTGTTATTTCTTTCATCACAAACTAGCAAGTAGTCATAAACACCTTCTGTATTCTTACAATTCTCAAATATAGGTTGAATTGTATTAATTACCCGTGTTCTCGTTAACAACGTATTAGGATCAAATACAAAGTATTTAACTGTACGTGCTGTAGCTTTTTCTAAGTATAAGAATAATCTACGTACGTTAATTCTATCAAATGCACTTGGCTTCTTCAATAACGTCTTTTGACCGAAAATTACATAACCTTCATTCGGAAAGAATGCAATTGGGTTAATAGAATTTTTATACAATTGATCTCTTTGCTTTTGCTTAGGGTAAAGAACAATATCATTTACACTACCAACTCTACCTCTAGTAAAGCCAGCTGGTGCAAACCATGGCTGGAAGTTACTATCAGTATTAGCCATTAATTCTGC